CGCGAGCCTGACGCGGCAGACATTGGCGCCCGCATTACCGACACCGCCGAGGCGCTTGGCGTGGACCGCGACACTGTGCTGCGCGTCTACCGCGAGCGCATCGCAGCAGCGATTGGGGGCTGACATGCGCCACGCAATCACGCTGGACAACCCCGCACGCATCAGCACCGCGCGCGCATGGCTGGACCGTGCAGCGCAGCTTGGTTGGCGCGTGGAGTTCAAGGCACCCAAGCGCAGCGACGCCCAGAATGACCGCATGTGGGAAATCCTGGGCCGCGTGTCCAAGCGCATGACCATCGGCGGCAAGTCATTCGAGCCAGATGCGTGGAAGTGCATCTTCATGAAGGCGATGGGCAAGGAGGCGCAATTCTTGCCCACGCTGGATGGGGCCGGGTTTTTCCCCACGGGCTTCCGGTCGTCGGATCTGTCGGTGCGCGAAATGTCCGACCTGCAGACGTTCATGGAAGCGTGGTGCGCCGAGCAAGGCGTGGATATCTGGGCAGAGGTGGCGGCATGATTACCGGGTTTTCCTGTATCGGCCTGTATCGCCCAAAGACTGGCGAAAACGTCGGCGCGGTACTTCGGGCGGCGCATTGCTACGGGGTCAGCAGTGTCAGCATCGAAGGAGGGCGCGGCAAGTTTCTCAGCCACAGCACCAACACGCCAGCCGCTCACCGGCACATGCCGACTTACCTTGTAGATGACCTGCTGGCGAGCGTGCCATACGACACGCAGATCGTCGTCGTTGACCTGATCGAGGGCGCAACGCCTCTGCCGAATTTCACCCACCCGAAGCGGGCGCTGTATCTGTTCGGCCCCGAGGATGGGACGCTAGGGCGCAAGCATACCGACCGCGCGCAGCATGTTGTCTATGTCCCGACGCGGTGCTGCATGAACCTCGCCGCAACGGTGAACGTGGTCCTCTACGACCGGCAAATGAAGCGGGCAATCGGCCCCGGCATGTCGATGGTGGCGGCATGACGTTCCTCGCCATCCAGAAAGGCCCGCTTGGCCTCAAGGCTCCCCGCCCATCCAAGAGCGCAGGCCGCGACCACATGGCCCGCGTGGCGCAGTTGCCATGCATCGTGTGCGGCAAGATCCCGGCGCAGGTCCATCACGTGATCTGTGGCCGCTACAGCCAGCGCAAGGCGCCTGACACGCAGACCATTCCTCTCTGCGAGCGTCACCACACCGGGGCCGACGGCATCCACACCCGCCGCGAATGGTGGGTCGAGACCTACGGCCAAGACACCGATTACCTGCCGGTCGTCGCTGATGCGCTGGCCGGGCAACTGAACAGCCCATGGAGGCGCAAATGAATTCCCTATCCATCATGCTCTACGCCGCCGATGTGGTTGGCAACATGCAAGGCCTTCTCACAGCCACAGCCATTATCGGCGGCACCGTCTACGCAGCCGCGACAATGGTCTACGCGGGCGTCAACATGGATCGCACTGTCAACCCCAAATTCCATGGCATCGTCTGGCCGATGTGGCTGCTTGTATTCTGCGCCATCACTGCGGCTGTTTTGCCGTCGCGCGAAACCGTCCTGCTGATTGCGGGCAGCGAGGCGGGCGAGGCTGTCGTCACGTCCGATGCAGGCAAGCGCATCATCTCTCAGATCGAGGCCGCGATTTCCGCGCAACTGTCCGAAATGGCAGGTGCCAAATGAAGCCGCTCGTTATCACCGCCATGCTTGGCGTTTTGCTTGCGGGGTATGTCGTCGCCGACAGCCCGACCGCGCCGGATATCGGCTGGCCCGTCGTGCGGATCCCCGAGCCGGAGGCGTCGGCGTATGTCGATGGGGCAAGGAAGCTCGTCAACGATAACCAGCGCAATTGGGTGGACATGCTGGCAGAGAGGGCAGCGCGATGACCGAATACAAGGAAAATGTCTGGTACGGCTGGAACGGCGGCGAATGCCCGGTTCATGCTGAAAGTGTCGTTCAGGTTTCCACCTGCGAAGGTTGGTACACGGAACCTGCGGGCAACTGGAACTGGGATGACAAAAAAACCCCGATCAGTTCCTTCCGCGTGGTGGAGGAATACCGCGAGCCGCGCGAGCCGCGCGAGTTCTGGATCACGCTTTACGACGGCATGGCGTGGGACACATCAGCGCAAGCCGAGCAGCACAATGCCAATCTCCCTGATGGCGGCAGTCAGATCATCCACGTCCGCGAGGTGCGGCAATGACCTGGAAAATCTGGGTGCTGTTCGGCCTCTGCGCAATCGGCGGGCCTGTCGCTGTGGAGATCATGGACACGGAGCCGTCGCGGTGCCGATCCCGCATAGCAGTAGGTGGCCACTGCGGCGACGGGCTGTCAGGCGGTGGATATTACTCAGGCGGAGGGGCGGGGAATTGAGATACCTCAGCGTCTGCTCCGGCATCGAAGCCGCATCCGTCGCATGGGCACCGCTCGGCTGGAAGCCCGTTGCGTTCAGCGAGATCGAGCCTTTCCCCTGCGCTGTCTTGGCGCATCGCTTTCCTGACGTTCCGAATTGGGGCGACATGACCAAATACGAGGACTGGCCCGATGCAGATGTCGATGTTCTTTGCGGCGGAACCCCCTGCCAGTCATTCAGCGTTGCGGGCCTGCGAAAGGGGCTGGCTGACCCACGCGGGAACCTCGCCCTCACATATCTTGCCATCGCTGCAAAGTATCGCCCCCGCTGGCTGGTCTGGGAGAACGTCCCCGGAGTTTACTCAGCGACTTCCCACGACGCTCCCGATCAGCGTCCGCCGGACATCGACTTGGACCGTGACGATGGACCCAAAGTCGGGGAAGAAGTCGTGGTCGTTGACGAATACGAAAGTGATGAAGACCATGCGTTCGCCTGTTTCTTGGCCGGACTTCAAGAACTCGGCTATGGGTTCGGATACCGCACTCTTGACGCTCAGCACGTCAGAACACGCAGCCTCCCTCGGGCTGTCCCACAGCGCCGCCGCCGTGTGTTCGTTGTCGGATATCTTGGAGACTGGCGACGTGCCGCAGCGGTATTATTTGACCGCGAAAGCCTGTCAGGGCACCCTGCGCCGCGCCGAGAAACGGGGCAAGGAATTGCCGCGAGAGTTGCGCGAAGCCTTGCGATCCGTGGCAGGGACGGAACCCCGCAGATAGAACTCGGTGATGAGGTCGCCAACGCCATCCTGACACCTAATGGAGGTCGAGCAGGGATAGGCGTTGGAGCCGCACTGATCGAAGCCAACTCCGGCGACGTAGGCTATTGCCTGACCGCCAGCGCGCAGCAGAGCCTCGATGCGGAGACGGAGACGCTGATCGCTGTCGCCTTTGGCCTGACTACGGAGCAGACGCCAAAATTTGCGGCAGATCACGCCCTGACGCTCACGAAGCAAAGCCCGACAGGCGGCGGACAAATACAGTGTGCTGTCACTGCATCCGCCGTGCGCCGCCTCACGCCCGTCGAGTGCGAGCGGCTCCAGGGATTTCCTGACGGCTGGACCCAAGTGCCCTACCGCAACAAGCCAGCCGCAGACGGGCCGCGCTACAAGGCCATCGGCAACTCGTGGGCGACAAATTGCGCGGAATGGATAGGCGAACGCATCGCCATCGTGGATCAATGGAGAGACGCATGATCACGCAGGACATGAAAGACGCCGCAGCCTGGATGCGCCTGCATTTCCTCTACCGCGCCGACGGCTGGGCCGACAAGTGGGTGATCGGGCGCAGGGATGGCGATTGCGAGGACTTCGCACTGACGGTGCTGTGGCGGCTGCACGGCAACAGCAAGGCGCGCGTCGTCAAGGCGCTGCTGACGGGCCGGGCGCGGATCATCCGCACCATCACGAAGTCGGGCAACGGGCATGCGGTGCTGGAATACGGCGGGGCCTACATCTGCAACCGCTATCCGACGTGGAGCAAGTGGCGCGCGGAATACAAGGTCAGGCAGCCTTACACGCGGGCAATGGTGGCGCTGAAACTCAGCTTTGGAGGGTTTTTCAAATGACAATCGACACCAGCCGGGAAGCGGTGGAGCGGCTACTTGACGGCGTGACACCGGGGCCGTGGGGATGCTCGACGGGCAAACTCGTCCGCATCGTCAAAGTGGTGGGCCGAAGCCCCATTGTTCTGGCGGGCGTTCATAGGTTTGGGCGCAACGGGGGGAAGGCGACAGACGGCGACTGCGAGGCCAACGCCCGCTTCATCGCCGCCTCGCGTGAGCTTGTGCCCGCCCTACTGGCCCGCGCCGAAGCCGCAGAGGCCGAGCGGGACCGGGCAATGCAGGCATGTGAACAGATCGCATCCCGCCTTGACGCCGCGCTTGCCGAGGTCGCCCGCCTGTCCACCCCGCCCGACGCCCTCGCCCTTGTCGCTGCGGCTTACCGCGATGCGGTGCGGAATATTCTGGGCGTGACGATCCTCGTGGCACCAGACGGCATTTCGCATCGAGAAGGCGCGGAAAGTGTGCGGAGACAGCTTGCTGGCTTCATTGAAACACTCACCCCCGCCGACGCCGAGTCCCACCTGACCGCGCTGCTACGGGCCGAGTATGAGCGGGGCAAGGCGGAAACGCAAACCGACGCCGCCCGCGATGTGCTGGCCGAGCGCGCCCGGCAGGTCAGCGCCGAAGGGTGGACGCGGGAGCATGACGATCTGTATGTCGATGGCGAAATGGCTGCTGCTGCTGCCTGCTACGCGATCACAGGTGGAAAATGGCAGAGCAAAGCCGGAGTGCTTTTGTCGATGCTCTGGCCTTGGGCAAGGTCTTGGTTCAAGTCAACCGGCCACCGCCGTGATCTGGTCAAGGCTGGGGCGCTGATCCTAGCGGAGATTGAACGGCTGGACCGCCTCGCCCTACTCACGCAGGAGGGGCGGTGATGGGCTACGCCATGCTTTGCCTCGCCACGGCTTTTGGCGTTGTCATTGGCGTCTTTGCCACGCTGATCATTTATCCTTGGGTGGAGAGCAAACACCATGACTGACCTACACACCGAGAACGCCCGGCTGCGGGAGGCGCTGAAACTTGCGGCCGATCGTCTGCTACGGTGCGCGGTTGAGTATGATGCGGGAACACTTCGCTTCATCGAAACGGGTGAATGGGCCGACGAAGCCCGCATCGCCCTTGCCGCGCCCGCCCCTGACGCGGTGCAGGAGGCCGCGAGGGTGCCGGAAATCGCGGCGCTGATCGAGGCGGCGAAGGCGGCAACGGTCGTTCTTGCTGAGCATGAACCATACCCGCTGCCGGTATTGCATAACCTGCTGTTGAAGCTGGACGCCGTAGATGTCGCGATATTGCGCGCCAAGGAGGCAGGCCAATGACCGACTTGATCGTCGCTTTCGCCGGTATCGGCAGCATTTTTGCTGGGCTGGTCTGTGTAATTGGTGGCGCGATCAGCATTCGCCGCCGCAAGGAGGCAGGCCAATGACCGCACCGGAACGGATATCTTTGTTGCCAGATCATGGGTGGATATGGATGGAGGGAACGTCAGACCACGAAGAAACGGCCCACGAATACATCCTTCACACCCGTGCCGCGCTGGAAACTTCCCCGCTAGTTCAAGCGATTGTCAATGATGCTATCATCAAGGCAATGAATGATGCTGCCAATGGAGATAGCCATGACCGCCAATGAACTTCTGCCATGCCCGTTCTGCGGTGGAGAGGCTGAACTCACCTCGCGGGATGGGGAAACCCCATGGGATGAAATCGGGGTGATCTACTGCCCCGGCTGCAATAGCAAATACGAAAACACCATGGATTTGTTCGACCCGGCCAGCACTTGGAACCGGCGCGCACCATTAACCCGCGCCGCGCTGGCTGCATCGCCAGCGGTGCAGGAGATCGTCGCGGAGGCATTTCGCGCCGGGTTCAACGAGAGCGGCGAAGGATGGAACGGCGAGCATCCATGCACTGCAGAAGCTGAGGAATGGCTTGCCAGCAAGTCCGCTGAATACGCCGCCGCCATCCGCGCGCGAGGTGAGGGATGACAGACGCAGAGCTTGATGAAATCCTGCGCAGGCTCGATCTCGGCCCGCCGGATACTGACCACATCGGCCCAGTCATGCGACAGCAGCTGCGCAACAAACTCGCCAGGGCGGCGAAGGCAATCCGATACCTGCGCGCGGCACTGCAAGAGAAGGGGGAGTAATGGGGCAGATCATGCGACCGTCAGACATTCGCCGCGCGGTGTCCGAGTGGGTGGCGCAAGGCTTCGCCGTAACCGTCCAGCCCGACGGGCGAATTTGGCTAGAGCGCGTCCCGCGTTGATGCTCACCGGGCCGTGGCGCGCCAGTCAGGACCACCGAAAAGGCCGCGCTCTGACGTCATGATACAACGGGCGGAGGGGTAAGGGAATCCCTCAGATACTGCCCCGCACCTCGATAGCCCCGTCATAGACGGTCTGCGCCTGTGCCTCTGTTGCCCCGGCGCGAACCTGGAGCTTCCACAATCCCGGCGTCAGGGCGTCCGCTGGAACGGTGGCGACGACAGTGCGCGGCACGGTGATCGACGTTGACACTGCAACCGTCGTGCTGCCACGGCGCACCGTTGCTTCGGACCATGCAAGGGTGGGCGAAGTGCTGGGCACCTCGACAGTTATCACGGTTTGATCGTCTTCATATGTGATGATGCTCACGCCCATTCCCCTTGCACGATGATGTTGCTGTAGATCCCTGCGACAACCGGCGCGCGCCAGATGCCTGCCTCCATGTTCACGGGCCAAATCCCTGAAACCCGGATATCCCGAGGCGTTCCAGCGGCATCCGCAGCCGCACCAGTGACATCAGCCAGACCGGCGACGACTGCGTAGACGCGCAGGGTTGCCGTCGCCTGCCCCGTCACGTCTGCGATGCCTGCAACCTCAGCCGCGATGCTGCCCGAGGACAATTCACCCTCGGCCGACCCTGTGACGTCCGCAGAACCGCTTGCCGTCGCCGTGGCCCTCAGCGTGCCCGAAGCCGCGCCAGAGACACCGGCGGTGCCAGAGATGGCAGCCGCTGCCCTCAGCGAACCGGTTGCCGTCCCGTTGACGTCCGCCGTGCCAGAGACGACCGCCCTCGCGCGCAGTATCCCTGCGGCCTGCCCGGTGACATCGGCGATGCCGGAGGCAAAGGCGCCACCGCCCGACACCGTGCCAGCTGCAGCGCCAGTGACATCCGCTGTGCCGCTGACCTGGGCAGACACACGCAGAGCACCTGAGGCCGCGCCAGATACGCCAGCCGTGCCGGAAACGGCAGCAGAGGCCCGGACGGTGCCCGCCGCGCTGCCTGTGACGCTGGCAACACCAGCCACGGCGGCAGAGACCCTGACCGCGCCAGACGCCGCGCCTGTGACGCCTGCGACACCAGCCACGGCACCGGCATCCCGAAGCGCGGCGGTGGCCGAGCCAGTGACCCCGGCCACACCAGACACCGCCGCCGTCGCGCGAACCGATCCAGTCGCCGAACCTGTGACGCCTGCCGTGCCGGATACGGTCCCGGAGTTGCGCAGGATGCCGGTGGCGGCGCCCGTGACATCAGCCGTGCCGGTGACCACCGCACCACCACCACCCGCGCCGGGTTCGATGTAGTAGCTATCCGGGGATACGCCATCGATCGTCGGATCGGCATTGAGGTCCAGCATCCCGTTGGCGCCGTCGAAGAGTTCGGCGAACATGGTGGCCGGGTCCATGGCCACGCTGTCCGACCACCAGAAGCCTTGTGTCTCACCTGCCAGCGCGGTGGCGCCCTCGCCAAGCAGGCGCAGGTTGGATAGGCCATAGTCGGGGATCTGTGTCGTGACGTAGCCGACCAGCGTGCCATTGCGCCAAAGCTGCGCATAATGCCCGCTCGACAGCCCGCCAGCCTGATCCCAGATCAAGACATAGTTGCCGGTTTCATCTGGGTCGAAGAACCAGCTTGTTGACCAAGCGAAGCTGGCCGAGACCCACGACCACGCCTCGACGAAGCCGGTCATGTTCAGGCCATCGTCGTCGTTTTCACCCTGGACGTTGATCCAGCCGTGATCCGCGATGACCACCCTCTCCATTGCGCGGGGATAGTCGAGCTGGTTGACCTCATACCGATGCGACCATGCCAAGGTGCACTGGTAGTATTGGTATGGCGCGCTGTTCGGCGTGACCTGAAACGGGCCGGATGGAGTAAACCAAGAAGCTGCGGGCACAGCAGACCCCCCTTAGAGTTGAAACGGGCCGGATGACCCGGCCCGCGTGCCCATCAGGCGCCGCCAGCGGTAATCGCGAACGACGAAACCACGATTTCCAGACCCACCGACACGGTCACGGTCGCCAGCTGCATGTCGCCGCCGCCGCCGGTCACGGTGATGGTGCCCTGGATATGACAGACCGTGCCGGTGCTGTCGTAGATGCGGAAGTGCCCTGCCGTGCCGGCCGCATCCGCCGATGCGTCCTGCCAAGTGCCAGACAGCGCCTTGGTGCCGCCCGATGCAGCCGCGAGCCAGTCGCTCGGCAGGGTCATGGTGGCAAGAACGGTGCCGCTGTCTGCCGTGCCGCAGGTGGCCGGAGCAGCGCCCGAGCGGATGCGCAACATCGGGGCCGTGCCAATCGCGGTTTCGATAGCGTCAAGCAGCGCGTTGCGGGCTGCCGTGGAGAATTGGAAAGCCATGGGGCTACCTCACGTTAGAATGATGATCCAGATCATCACCCCCGCCCAGACAGCGGGGATGATCCACCAGCCCGGAGGCATGGTCACTTGGCCGCTTTCTTCGCCGCCGAACGGGATGCGAAGATGGCCGTAACGACGGCGCCGACGGCGATGACCGCCTCGATCAGCGGCTGTTGCAGGGATGCGGGGATCCAGCCCGAGGCCACTGCATAGGCGATGGCAGGCGGCAGGACGTGGCGCGCAAGGCGGGCGATTTCGGCATTCATGGTGTTTCCTTTCAGGGATAAACGCTGCGACGCAGTTCAAAATGCGGGCCGTCCTTGAACGTCCGCCAATCGCCGCCCCAGTCGATGGAGACGCCGAACTCTTGGGCCGCTTGCTTCATGGCAGGGGCCAATTTGTAATAGAGGGGCCAGTCGAACGCGATTTGCCCGTCAGGGCGATGCGGGGCCAGATCGACGGCGTGGCCGGTGATGTGGCGACTGTTCATCGTCTTGCTGGCGCCTTGGGCCACCAGTTGCCGCTGCCGCTCTACCGTCCGCAGGCCCTCGATCACGGTAAACGGCACGGGCGACAACTCAGCCGCGCGCCGCACGACCTTGACCAGATCGGCGTGAACCCCGCGCAGGTTGGTTTCGCTGCGGCTGTTCAGCGTGGCGCCTTGCGTGACCGGCAGGGTGACAGGTTCTGTCACCGTCAACCGCCCGTCATCCGCCGCTTTCAGGATGGCCGCAGTTGTCACCGGGCCGCGCTTGCCATCGGCAGTCAGGCCCAAGGCCCGCTGCAACTCAAACATATCCATGCCTCTGATCCTCGGTTAGCGCCGGTCGATCTTGTCGATCTCGCGCTGGTGGTTTTTCAGGTCCGTTTCGACGCGGGCGAGGCGGTCTGTCACCTCGCGCCGCAGTTCGTTCAGCGCGTCCAGCACATCCGAAATGCTGTCGCCGTTCTCGTCCTTCTTCGGACGCTTGCGGTCATAGAGGACGGTGGAAATCACAGCCGCGAGGCCGACAAGCACGGGGCCGCCTGCGTTCCACAGCGCGGTAAATTCTTCTGCGGTCACTTCCGGCTCTCCCATTGGCGGCTGGCTTCGATGGCATCAACACTGGCAAGCACCACAACTGCGGCCCCAAACGCCGCGCTCCACACCAGCACCACAGCCCCAAAGGGCGCGGCGTAGGCAGACACGACGAAAGCCGAGAAATTCAGGGCCACCAAAAGGCCGGAGACGAGGCGGACAATCGGCGTCCACCAGCGCCGCCCGTTGATGTAAAGCGCCATCAAGTAAGTCACGCTTGGGATAAAGAGCATCGCCGCCCAGAACTCGGACGGCACCGAAACCACGTCAGCCCCGTAAACCTGGGGCTGCATGTGAAAGCCGTGGACGCGGGCAATCGTCCAAAACGCCCCGCCCACAATCAGAAATATCGAATACACCGCCGCGCGGGCGCCCTTCCAAAACGCTCGATCCATCAGAGCGCCCCCACGATGGCATCCACCGCCGCCGCGTCCTCTGCCGCCTCGATTGCGTAGATGGCCGTCAGCCGGGCCGTCTCGATCTGCGCTGCCACCTGCCGCCACAGCGCGCTCATGTTGGCCCACAGCTGCGCAAGCTCGTAAGCCGTGGGGGCCGTGATGCCCACCTCTGCCGCGAGCATTGGGAAGCCGTCCAGCGTCTCGGGCGTCTCGGCCAGATAGCGCACGGCTTCGGCTTCCTTGGCGAGGTAGATCATTTCTTGCCCCGGAATGACCGTGATATATTGCCCGCGCAGGCTGGATGCGTTGGCATTGATCCGCGCCACCGCCCGCGCCTTCACGCGATCCAGCGGCACGACCTCCGGCACCTCGATCTGTTCGGCATAGCCTTCCTCGACCGTCTCGCCTTCACGGGCTTGCAGGTGCAGGCTGGCCGGGGTTGTTATGCCGGTGCGGATCAGATCGCCGTTGGCATTGCGCACGATAAAGGGAACGCGCTCTGTCATTTTCTCACCGCCGTGACTTCAAGCCGCCGATAACGCAGGCGGAACACGTTGCCCGCGCCCGCCGCGTCGTTCTCGCCAGTCGCCCGCACGAGGAACGTCAGCGGCAATTCGAATGGCACCGTCACCTTCCGCGTGATGGTGATCGGGAATTGGATTTCTTCGCTCACGGCAACGCGATGCTGCACCGCGAAGGTGGCAAGGACCGTACCGCCACCCGTCTCGAAGGAAATCACGCCCCGCGCCCGGCCAGCCGATCCGGTGCGTTCAAGGCCGATCTGCGCCGAGTAGGTGATGAAAGCGCCCTTGCCGATGATCTTCTGCGCCTCGGCATCCGCGATGGTGATGCTGTCGATAGACGTGGGGCCAGCATTGCCGGTGAACGTCTCCCATGCCGCCGCGTAGCTGTTCCACTCAATCGATACGTCGCCGTCATTCGTCACATCGCTGAAGTTCCGACGCATGACGCGCGGGCGGGCGATGTAGCAGTTTCCGCTGTTCGTATCGCTGTTGACGCGCCAGAACCGCGCCACGCCCCAGACAGCCCCCGCAGGCGCCACCAGATCGGCGTAGACGGGTATCCACTGCCCCGTGGTCGTCAGCGTGAACGTGCTGCCCCCGGCTGATGTGATTTCCGCCCCCGTCCGGTCGCGCCACGACACGCCGCAGCGCATCAAGGCCGTGCCGGTGTTGACCCACACCTTCATCGCAATGCGGTATGTCTCGCCCGCCTCTGCCTCGAACCTGTTGGCCTCGCCCCTGGCGTTGATGCCCGAAGCCGCGCCAGCCGTGGGGATGGCGCCGATCCGCACGCAATACTTGGCATTCTCAGCGCCAAGCATGGGCAGGAACGTGACGCCCTGCTCGCCATAGGTGCAATAGGTGTCGTAGTCGCCAAACTTGCCCCACGCGCTGCCAGCCGCCGCAGGCGCGCCGCTCACCATGCCGCTATCGGTCAGAAGCGACTGATAGTCGGTTGACGGTAGATCCTGCGGCCCAAGGCGCAGTTCAGGTGTGGTCGCCGCAAGCCATGCCGTCCACTCGGTCGGGCCAGCTTGGCGAAGGCGCGCGCGGGCTTCGTAGGTCACTTCCGGCAGGATGCCCCGCGAGTATTCCACATCGCCCGCTTCCACGTCCGCGATGGTGTAAGCCGATATTGCCGTAGCGCCCTGCACCCGGATTTGAACCCGGATGCTGTCAGCGTCTACAGCGCTGCCCGTCCATTGGAACCGCAGCGCTGCCCGACGATCACGCCCGGCGCCGTCCTTGATGGTGGTCGCAGATACAGTCCAGCCGGGCACAGGCCAGCTTGTCGGGCCGTCTGGGATGATCGACGGCGTGTAGGTTGGCAGTTCGTCAGTGGTTTCCCAGTCGTAATCCTCGGGGTTGACCTCGCGGATTTCCCACTGCTGCACCAGTGCGGCATTCTCGACCACCTGCGCCACATCGAAATGCTTGGACGTGTAGCCGTTGCGGGCGCTCGTCCACGCCACCACGTCCAGCGGCTCGACCCCGGCGGCGTAGTGCCCCAAGGTGATTGTGTGCCTGCGCCAGCGGCGGTTATCCCGCAGCCACGCCAGCATAAGACGCTGCACCTGCTGACGGATCGGCACGGCAGGCAGCGAGACGTTGGCAGGCAACAGCCGCCCGTCATCCTCAGTCACCCACGTCGCATTGGTCCGCTCGGGCGCGTCGTGGCTTTCCCACATGCTGTTAGGCTCGGGATAGCTGGCATGGATGGTGTTGAACGTCTCGGCAAGGCCGGGGAACGGATCGAACTCATGGCCGCTCGTCACCAGAAGATCGTCGTCGGTGAAGAAGTAAACCGGCAGGCCCGGCCCGTGCGCCCTGATCTTGTAGACGCCGCCGATCTCGACAATCTGCCCGGAACAGGCTTTCAGCAATTCCTCGATGATTTCCGCAGGCTGATCGTCCGCGACCTTGATCTCAAAGCCGCAGCGATAGCGCGCTTGGGTGCCGCCACCGGCAAGCGTGACGCTCTCGTCGCACTTGTTCATCGCCGCCGCCCAGACAGCCAGCGGCAAATCCTCTTGCTCGCACTCGCCGCCCCAGATCCGACCGTCGGGAAGTTCGATGCCGCGCAGGATGTTGTAGATGATGACGCAGGGGTTTTCCGTCCATTCCCACGTGGACTTGTTGTTCCAGCGATGCGCGCCAGACCCGCCGATGGTGGTGTCCTTGCGCGGATCGTAGAGCGGGATGCCTTGCACCTCATAGAGAGGTTCCGGCCAGCCGGTATGTTCCTCTTTCTTGAAGTAGTGGTACATGACCGCGTAGGCCATGTTGCGCCCGATCATGTCCGACTGCCACGGGCGCTCTACGCCGCTGCTGTATTTCAGCATCAAGCGCGGGCTTGCCGTGGTTTGGCTGCCGGTGAAGATGTCCGCCGCGTAAAGATCACCCGCCGCCGTGAACTCGATCCCGTCCCACGAAACACCCGTGTTCATGTCCCGCCAGGCGCCGTTGATCGAAATGCGCGAGACGGCGGTGATCGGCATGTCGCTGATCTGGATGACATCGAACATGTCGCGATTGTTGTCGCCGAACGTCATGCGCGGGCAGATGCGCGTGCCTGCGGTGGCGTAGCGGCCCACGATGAAGGATTGGCTCAGCGTGCCGCCCTCTTGCGTCGTGTCGGTCTGGATGCCGCTCGACCGAGGCTTACCCATCAGCGCCGTGGACAGCGCCGAAAGCGCGATGCTCACGCCGATCTTGATCAGCGCGCCGACAACCACATTTGCCGCCGCGATCTTTGCCGCAGCGCCCGCGATGAAGCCGATCACCGGGCCAGCCGCAGCCGGTTCCGCAAGCAGGACAACCGCCAAGAAGGCGGCAAGGATAACCAGATGAATGCGCATACTAGACCCGGAAAGCCCGCGTGGCGGAGGTGAGCGGGACAAGCGTCAAGCCGGTGTGCCCCATGACGTAGATCATCGGACCTTGCACAATCCCAAGCGCAAAGCCGATTTCCCCATCCTCAGCCGGAACGACGGCGATGTCGCCCTCTTGCGCCATGATCGGCGCGACCTCGGGATAGAGCGAAGCCGCCAAGGCGACGTGATCCGCGAACCCGGCCTTTTCCAGAACCTTGCGGCCCTTCGCCAGGCTGCGATACTTGCCACGCCATCCGCGCGCGTGATCGACGCCCGTCATTGCAGCGACCGCCCCCGCCGTGAACAGCGCACAGTCCAGCTTGCCCGCCTCGAACGGAAGCGCGGCCACGCTCGACAGGTAGGCCGTAAGCCGGTGTTGCCAGCCTTGGGTTTTCATGTGCCCCACCTCACTTGCACGGTGCCGCCAATATCGGCGTAGCGCATGATCCGGTCACCGCTGCGGCGCTGATACGCCTCGTCTGACTTCTTGGCCGGGATCGTGCGCGTCAGAATGCGGCTGTTGCTTGCCAGCGTGATCGAGGCCGTGGCGTCCCCGCCTTCCTCGGGCGTTGGAATGCTGACCCCGTCAATCCAGCCCTTGAAGATGCGAACCGGGCTGCCGCGCAAGGTGCCCTCGCTCGGCTCGAAGAAAGCCCGGTGGATTTCCACCCGCGCCAGCTTGGGGTCATAGCCCCGCAAAGCAATCTCCACCTCGGGCGCGATGCCGGACACCAAGACTTCCGGCTGCCAGACTTCCAGCCCGACGCGCGCCGTCAGATCAGGGACGCCAAGCAACCCACCCACCCCGTAGTAGTCCCGCGCCACGCTGTTGATGGTGAACTCCGCGTGATCGTCGCCGTCCCATAGCCCGATGCTTTCGGGGTCGCCTGTGTCGCGGTTCTTCGCCACGATCCACAGCAGATGCCGCACCAGAAGCCCGGAGCGGGCCGCTAGCACGTTGGCGATGGCGCTTTCATATACCCGCATGTCAGCCCCTCAATCAATTGGTCCTGCCCGCTAAGAGTCTGGAACCAAGTATGAAAATTCGCGGTTGTTCCCCGAACTTTAAGTTATTGTTTTTGTTGCGCTATGTTGCAAAGAGTGGCATCATTGCCGCGTATCAACCCACCATCAGCGGATGCAAAATGTCGAACATTGAGTTTCTTCTTGAGAACATCGTGCGGCGCCTTTCTCACCTAGAGACGGCGATAAGACTTTCCCAAAGTGCTCCAGTCGCGGAGCCGCCCACAGAAAAGCGGAAGCCAATTTCTCCAAACCTGACGAAGGGCGCCATGATCGGCGCGAACACGGTGCGCGAGATGTGCGGCAACATTTCAGATATGACCATCCATCGCTGGCTGAATGATCCTGACCTTGGGTTTCCGCGCCCGACCTACATCGGCAAACGGAGATACTGGCGCCGCGACGATATCGACGCATGGCTTACATCTTTGCATGGCAATAGCCGGGGCTAATTAGCCCCTCAGCGTTTGTTGCAGCGTCAGGGACAGGCCGTCAGTGACTGCCACGCCTGCGGTGCCGGTGCTGCTTTCGACAAGAACAGCCTTCATCCACGGGCGCAGAAGCCGCACAGTCGCGCCGATGGAGTAGCCGGGGCGGATTGGCGGGATAACCTCGAAGTCAGGAGTTACGCCACCACCCCCGGCAGTCGCCGCCGACACCACCTGATGAAACGCATAGCGCACGGGATCGGTGCCGTAAGTGAAGCTGAGATAATCCCCCGGCGTTAGCGCGTAGCTGGCCGGAAGCCCAGACAAACGGATGTCCCGCAGGTTGGACTGCACCGTATTCAGCAGAACCGTTGACGATGCGATGATGCTGCCGTCGGGGTCGTAGGCCGGGGCGTAATTCGGCTTTGGCCGGATAATCAGCGAGGCGTTCGGCTGCCGCAGCAAGTGCAGCTTGGCGCGGATTTGCTCTGCGTCCCGGTGCGTCATTGGCACCAGATCGACGGTTGTACGCCAAAGTCGCGCGCCCAACTCGGCCCGCATCACGTCACCGCCCGCCGACCGGGTGATCAGTTGGTTGGTCGGCAAGTCAAACGACGCGCTGCGAATGTGCAGATCCTCGAAGAACGCGCTATTGGATATCGGGAAAACCTGAGCCATTAGCTGCGCCTCCGTGGGTCTGCGGAGTATTGCCTCAGGCTGTCAGGCTGTTGCCTCTGCGCTTGTGCTAGCCCCTGCTTGGTGATGTTGGTTGCGCGCTGATCAACCACCGCGTCGAAGTAAGGCGACGGGGTGACAAGCACATTCACGCTCGACTGCCGCCCCGATGCGTCGGCCATGCGCTTGCTGATATCGTTCGGAATAATCTGCGTGCCCTTGGGCAGGTTCATGATCTCGCCGCCGCGCTCGTTCACGCGGGTCAGACCGCCGCGCCAGTCGCGGGTGCCGTTGGCGTTTCCGCCAATGCCCAAGCCGGACAGGATGCCGCTCACAACGCCGTTGCCACCCGCAGCGCCCCAGAGTTGGTTGAACGCGCTGGATGCCAGCATTTCCGCCAGCTTGCCGATGATCTCGCCCAGAACCTCCTTGAAGCTGCCGCCCTTCGTGATGAAGTCCGAAAACGCGGAGCCGATGGTGTCGCGCCATTCTTCGGTCGCGTCCTTCAATTCCTTCATCTTGTCGACTTGCGTGGCCAGATCCGCGATCTGCTTGCCGTTCGCGCTATCCGCCGCCACGCCTGCCTCGTTCTGCAACTCCCAGATCTGGGCTTGCAGGTCTGACATGCCCATGGTCGCCCTGAGCTTGTCGGCTTCCTCGCGCAGCTTCTGCATGACCTTTTGCAAGTCCGACAGCTTGGCAGCGGCGCCGCCGCCCTTCTTGCCTGCATCGTCAACCGCAGAAGCCAGACCGCCACCAGATCCGCCCATCGCCGCAGCCGCAGCCTTGCCGCTCTCGGCGATCTTGTCATTGATCGCGGCCACGCTCTCAAGCGGGCGGGCGGCATCAACAAGCAAATCCGCGCCGGTCGCGAAGCCGTCTTTTGAAATCTGAGCAAGGCTTGATGCTGTCTCGGTCAGAGACGCCGCAAGGCCCTCGCCCAGTCCCGTGGCGTTGCTCTCGATGCCGAGAGACCCCATCAGGGTATTCCAGCCGTTTGCAATGCTGGTGGTGAGGGACGCAAACCCCGTCAGAATTCTGGCAAAGGAGCCGATAAAGGCCGACGCGATGCCAGCCGCAGCGGCGTCAAAGATATAATACAGGGACTGGACGCCCTGCTTCATCCGGTCCCAGACTTCCGCCGCAATGTCTGCAACCGCAGCCAGCGCGCCGCCAAGCCCGCCTGTCACGGTGATCAAGTCGGATATCCAGATGATTGCATCTGCAAAGCCAAGGATTGTCACATCCATCAGCCACGACAGGGCATCCCCGACGCCCGTCATCTCGTTTATCCATGACGCGAATGCGCTGACGATGTTCCAGACGGCCCCGACCACAGAACCGATGATGTTCACCAGTGCCGCGAATAGATCGGCCACCCTGCCAACGATTGACGCCACACCGTCCAGCATCGCGCGAAGCCCGCTGCCCTGCGTCATGAGCGACACAAAGGCTTGGGCAAGGGATTGCAGAACCGGGGCGAAGGCCGCGCCTAGCGTGGTGCCCACGCTGCGCATGACGATCATCACCTCGTTGAGCGCGGTTTTCATCCCGGCCAGCTTGGCAACAGTCTCATTCGACATGACGCCGCCAAGCGCAACAAGCCGGTCGCCGTATTCCTGCGCCGCCTTCCCGCCATTCCGCAGGATCGGCAGAAGCGCTGTGCTGTCCGACGCCATCGCCTCCATGAAGAAGGTGAAATCTTGCTGGTTGACGTTCGCCTTCTCCAGGCTGTCAACGTAAAGCTGGAGAGCCTGCGGCCCAGACAGCTTGCGGAACTGCTCGGCAGTCACACCGACTTGCGGCGCGATCCGCTCGAAGAAGTCTTTCATCGGCCCGCCACCGGTCGCGATGAAGTCGCCGACGCGATCATTCACGTCTTTCAGAATGTCGCTCATCTTCTCTTGCGAGATGCCGACTTGCTCGGCAGCGTAAGCGATCTTCTGGAATTCCTCGGGCGTCGAACCGGCAAGGCTGCTCAGGTTCTGCAACTCCTTCGCGGCGGTGATTGCCGACATGGACATGTAGCCCAAGCCAACCGCAGCCGCGCCGGTAGCAGCCCCGAGGGCTGCGCCCGCGCTCACGCCGACAGCAGCCAGACCGGCTTGCAGCTTTGCCACGCCGGGCAGGTCGCCGATGCGGCCAAGGCGCTTGTTCAGCCCATTGGCGAAGGCTTCAATCCGCCCCTGCGCCTGTTTGACGCCAGCGGAGAATGTTGCCGTGTCCAGCCCAAGCGAGACAAAAAGAGAGCCGATTGCTTGGGATGCCATTGCACAACCTCAGAGTTGGCGCAAAATGCGCCTTGTTTGACCCAAAACCTCAGAGAGGAATTGAATGGCTTTTGCGACCTTGCACCTTGAGAACACGAGAACCGGCCAGCTTCGGCAGGCACCTGTTGGCTTCTCTTGGACGACCATTTTTTTCGGTCTTATCCCGGCGCTTTTGCGGGGGCACTGGGTTGGAGCCGCCATCCAGCTTGTGTGCGCAATCTTCACGATTGGCCTTTCAGGATTCGTGTTCGCGTTCATCTACAACAAGATGTATCTGCGCCACCTTCTTAACGAAGGCTTCAAGGTCGCCGGGGCGACGATGCCGATAGAGCACATCGAACGCCGGATTGGCTTCACGCTGCCGCAGGCTTCGCCCCCCACGCGATAGCCAGCGCCCGCAGGTTGGCCTCCAGCACCTCGGCAGACTGCACCGCCCCCTGTTTCAGCTTGGGGCGGAATACCTTGTCAAACTTCGGCAGCTTGCCAGCCATCGCCGCGCCGGTCATCGCAGCCGTGCCCCACGAATGGCGGTTCAGCATGTCCGCTTGGCGCTCGATCCTGCGCCCCGCGCCCGTCATGTGCAGATCGTAGGTGCGGAACGTCAGGCCCCAGAACTGGCCGGGGTCAAGGCCCGCTGACACATAGTCGATCAGCAGGCCCTCTAGCGTCGGTGGCGGGCCTACGCCCGCTTGCGCTTTCCCTCTTCGGCATCCGGGAAGGAAGCCGTCAGAGCCTCGCCCACCTTGTCGAGATTGTCCGACAGGATGCGGCCCGCGTCATCGCGCGTCAATTCTGGGTGGCGCTGTTTCAGACCAGCCCAGAATAGCGCAGTCATTTCCCGCAGGTTCATCCCGTTCGGGTCTTGCAGGATGACCATTGCGTTGGCGCCGCGTGTGCCGGGCTTTGGGGGATACATCTCATCGATCATCGCCTCAAACTCGCCAAGCGCGTTGAAGTCCAGAACCAGCGTATAGGCCGCGCCCTCATAGGACAGCGCGACCTCGCCCTTGATCTTGTTCGCCATTATGGCACCGTCACGAACGCGGGCTTGCCAGTGGCCTTGATCGTCAGGGTGGCGCTCATCTTATCGTCACCCACCAGATCGCCCAATTCGTAGCCCGTCACGATGCCGGTGAAGTCCAGCGCCAGCGTGCCGCCCGGCAGCAGGATGCGGAAATCATCCTTCTCAGCCGTGAAGGCCGCAAGCAGAACGTCGGTCACGCTCGGCAGGTAGTTGACGGTGATCGTCGCCTCGCCCGCGTCGACAAGGCTTGCGATGTATTCTTTTGTTTTGTCGTCGCTCTCAAGGTGCGTGACCTCGATAGTGTCGCGCGTCCAACCGGGCGGGGTGATGCTGACCACCTCGGCCACATAGACGTAGGTGCCGGGGGTGGTGCCCTCGATACCAAAACGGGCGCCGTAGCCCGCAGTTGCGTTAGATGCAGGCATTGTCAGCCCCTCCAGATGATGTTGAAGTCCAGTGAAATCCGCGAGGGCCGATCAGCCGCCGCATCCTCGAAATCCTCTCGCGTGGTGTCGAGGAACACCGCATTGAACCAGCCGCCTGTGTGGCCGTTCAGCAAGTTGATAACGTCACGCGACAGAAGCCGCGCAGAGGGCCTGTCAGCCCCGTAGCAGTCCACCTGCACCCGGTAGCGCCAGAACCCGTCCGTGCCCGTCAGGTGCGGCGCGTCGGCCCCGCTGATGACGTTCAGCACCAGCGTAGGGCCGGTGATGCCCTGCGCCGCTATGCCCCAGTAGATCCGGCCAGCCACGCGCGCCGTGATCGGGGCGTTGCCGGTCAGAAGGGCGAAAAGCGCCTCATCCATTCTTCGCCCTCCGCTTGGCCTGCCGTGCGGCTGCCTTCATGATCTCGGCCCGCAATTCGTCGCTGATGCGCTGCAAGGCGTTGTCCTTTTCCGCGTCGAACGCCGGGCGCGCGAACGGCTGCGGCGCTGTGCCGGGGTGCTTCGATCCCGCGAACTTGCCCTTGTTGATGTGCGGCGCCGTGCCGAACTCCACCAAGTGAGCGTGGAACGCCCGCTCGCCCGGCCCGACAAACATCATGACCGGTGGCATGGTGCCCTTCGCAGCGCGCCGTGCATCGCGCATCGACTTGACCGCCAGCGCCTTGTTGCCAGCCGTCTGCCGCATCGTCTTGGCATAGGCGGCTTTCCCGGCCTCGCCCTTGATCTTGGTTGACACGATGATGCTGTTTGCCAGCACCCCACGGTCGCGCGGCGCCTTGGCCTTCATCGCCTCGGCAATCGGTGCGCCCGCCTTCTTGAGCGCGTTCCGGGCAACGGTCTTGCGGGTTGCGGCCTTCTCGATCCCCTCAAGCGCGGCCTCTAGCTCCTTGAAGCCGGATACCTTAGCCGTCACCTTCAAAGGTCGTTCCTCGCCTCTGCCGTGATCTCCAAGAAATCCCGGCGCCCAAGCTCCTTGATGCCGGTGATCTCGAACGTCCTGCCGCCCTCGATCAGCTTGTCAGCAGCCGTCAGGCCCCGCGTCAGGCTGGACGACCGCACCACAAACCGCGCCGCGACCGTGGATTGCATCGTGCCCGCCGCAGCCTTTTCGCCGTCTGACACGTCCTTGCGGCTGGCCCAGATCGTGCCAAGATCGGCCCATGCCTCGGTCGTGCCCAAGCCGGTATTCGTGACCGTCTTGCGCCGCAGGGTAATGCGGCGGTCCAGGCTTCCGGCACCGATGAACATCAGACCCTCACCCGGCGCAGCGGCGCAATCAGCGCGTCGAAGGCCAGCGGCAGAGCCTCCATGGACTGCCCGACAGTCTCACGGGTCGCATACCAGTGCCCGACCAGTAGCTTGATCGCCACTTGCACCGCAGGCAGTTGCTCCGCAGGCAGGGCGCATTCGTATTCGATCCGCGTCAGATCGCCGGAAGCCTCGACTTCCACCACAAGGCCAAGCGGCGTCAGGGTTTCGGTAAAATCCACGGTCGGCGTTCCGTCAACCGTCACCACCAGATCCGACGCATCCGGCATCGCCAGCCGATACGGCCCCGCGCACGTCCATTCCTGCGCCCATGTCTGCGGCATGATCGCCCGGCCAAGAACACCGCGCCATCCGTCCAGATGCGCCACAGCGCCAGCCATAAGGCCGGTGATCAGCACGTCGTCATCCTGATGATCAACGCGCAGATGCTCCCGCATGTCGGCCAGCGAGACGACCTCGGCAGTCGGCGGGGTGACAAGGACAGGGGTCATTTCTTGGCCCGGCCCTTTGTCTCTACAGGCTTATCCACCTTCGCCTCTATCAGGACGCCAGCGCGCACCAGATGCGCCACATCGGCGGGGTTCGCCGTGCGCTTTTCGCCCGGCATATAAGGCCGGTCGCCAAGATGCTCGCGCTTCACTTCGTATTCCATGATTGCCTCCACATCGGCTTGATAAAGGGGGCAGTCGCCCGCCCCCTCAAAAAGCCGATCAGGCCACGCGGCCAAAGTCGCCATAGATGAAGGCGCCGGGGCGGTAGGTCGCCAGGGCAACCCGCTTCTCGCCAAGGATCGTCACCATGTTGTCGGTGAAATCCGTGTTGACGTAGCCGGTCTCGATGCTGGTCTGCCAGCGGTCGAAAATCTGCGCGCCAGTGCGGAAGGCGCCAACCAGCACCTTGTCCACCGCCATCGCCGGGGTGGCGACAACCGGCAGGCCCCAGAGGGTCGCGCCGATGGTGCCTTGCGGGTTGCCGATGACGTAGCGATTCGTCCCATCCTTCAGAAGCTCGATCCAAGCCCAGTCAGCTGGGTTCATCACGATGCCGTCTGCGGGAAGAAGCGCCAGCGATACTTGCAGCATCATCAGCCGGATCTTGTCGATCGACTGGGTGTCCGCACCAACCAGTGGCGAGGTGTAGGCCGTCGCCTGCGTGGTCAGGCCCAGCAGGTTCTGGCCGGTGCCGTCGCCGTTCAGGATCTGGTCTTCCTCAACCAGATCTAGGCCATAGGACAGGCGATTGTCGATCATCGACCGAACCATCGAGATATCCGACAGCGTTTGGCGCGACACCTTGAAGTGGTGCGCGATAACGCGGGCCGAGGTCGTCACCATTTCCAGACGGAAATCCGACTGGGGCTTGGCAGCGGCCTCAGCAACCATAGCGGCGCCAGCGGTCGCAGAATGCTCACGGATGAACTCGATAGCCTGGCCGTCCATGTTGCCCTGCGCCAGAAGCGCGCGGATGGTCAGCGGACGCTGCGGAAGCTCGACAACACCCGGCAGACGTGTCGATTGCAGGGCAGCGCCAGCAGAACCAGCCGCAGCGGCGGTCGAGTTGGTCAGCGATGCCTTGAGTTCGATCCGCGCGCGGTCGTTGCGGGCAAAGCCACTGGCAGAGAAAGCCTTGAATTCGTCGGACTCGACGAATGATTGGCCTGCCGACTTGTGCTGCTCAGCCTGATGATCGCCACCACGGGCCAGCTTCTGCTCAAGCTCGGTCATTTGCGCCTTGATGGCGTTCATGCCGGTCAGGGCTTCGTCCGCCTTCGCCGTCAGACCCTCGGTCAGTTTCTCGCCCTTTTCGGCCTTTCCAAGGGCTTCCTCGGCAATTGCCTTCACGGCATCATGGGCTTTTTCGAATGCAGCTTTGGTTTCAACGGCAAGCTGCTCAGCCGTTTTCGCTTCCGACATGGGAACCTCCAAAATTGTCGGGTGATGGGGCGTCAGCCCCGCATGGCAGCCCAGAAACGGGCTTCCTCACTCGCCGCTTCGGCAGGCTCCCCCTGCCCTTTCAGGTGGATGCGCGCGGCACGCTCCGCCTGCGAATTTGAGAGGCCAAGACCCTTGGCAAGCGTCTCAAATTCCCGCTCGGTCAGCCGGTCCCCGGCTGAGAGCTTTTCGATAATGGCTTCGCACCCGTCAGCCTTGACCGACGAAATCTTGGCCCGCTCGTTCATCGGGAACGTGACCATCGAGATCTCGTAAAGCTTCACCGATTTCAGCAGGCGCACGTTGCCTTCTGGCTCTGATACTTCGGTGCGGTAGCCGATCGACAGCCCATCGATGGCACCAGCCTTGATCAGCGCATGGACCTCTCGGGCGCGTTCGACCTCCAAGACAAGGTGCCCCTTGGCCCACAGGCCCTTGGCATCCTCGGCCAGATCGTCCCAGATGCCGATCGGTTCACGGGTATCATGCTCCCAAAGCATCTTGACCTTGCGGCCAGTCTGCCGTGCCTTCGCTAGCCCCTCGACAAACGCGCCAGGCATCACCTTGTCGCCGCCGTTATCGACATTACCGAAGATCGAGGCATAGCCCTCAATCACGCCCTCGTCGGACAGGGATTTGACTTCAAGCTGGAAGTTTCTGGTCGTTTCCATTGCTGGCCTCCGTTCCGGCCTGAGTGATGGGCACGTTCTGCATCTGCATGCGCGGCGTATCTCCGCCGTCCACCGCAGGCAGGTTCTCGCGCGCCCGGATTTCGTTGATCGTCATGGCCCCGATGTTGCTCATGCTGGTGTAGAAGGCAGAACGGGAGGCGCTGTCGCCACGCAGAAGCGCATCAAGGTTGAACCGGGCAGAAAGCCCAGCCGCCCTATCCTCAGCCGTCAGAAGCTGCTTGTTGACCGATTGTTCAATCCGCTTGATGCGGCGGCGCAGAGAGTAGGTCTGAAATACGATCATCTGTTGCTCGACGCTCGTAGGCCAAGCCGTTGCCGCGCCCGCGTGCCCGATCATCACCGGGGGCACAGAGAAGAACCGGCAGATTTCCTCGATCCCGAATTGCCGCGTCTGAAGCATCTGCGCATCTTCAGGTGAAATGCTGATGTGCTGGTATTCCATCCCGCCTTCAGCGATGAACGGACGCCCGGCATTGACCGCGCCAAGGTATTTCTCAGCCAGCCGTTCCTCTGCCACCTTGCGCTGTTCCGGCGTCAGCCAGTCCTTCACGCTGATCACGCCAGACGGGCGCAAGCCATTGCGGAACATGCCAGCCGCCGCGCGATCCGCAGCAAGCGCCGAAGAGAAAGCCTCGCGCCCGAATTTCAGCGTGGACATGCCGCCAAGCGGATCTCCGCCCGGCCCGCGAATGTGCAGCACGTCACGGTCGGAACGCTGGAAATGCTTTCCGTCCTGTGTCCAGCGATACTCAAGCGCACCGCTCTCCAGCCTGCGAACCGTCATGGCCTCGGGCTGCACCGGGTAGAGCGCAACCACTCGCCCGCCAGCCCGCTCGACACGGGCGTAAGCGTTGCCCCAAAGCTCCAGAGACAGGCAAAGGTAATCCCAGAAGTCCAGCGCAGTCTGATCGTAGTTCGGGCTTTCGTAGATCACCGAGTGCAGCGGGTGCAGGTCCGCAGCGCTCGTCATGCCGTTGCCGCCACGGCGATGAACCTCGAACGGCAGCGAAGAAATCGTGCCGCTCACAAGGTTTGCACAAGCCCAGACGGCAGACAGCGCCATTGTTGACGATGCCGTGACAATCTCGCCTGCCGATCCGGTTACGCCAAAGTCCCGGCCATCAGTCCAGAATTGAGGCTCTGCCTTCCTTTGTAGCCCGACAAGGGCTAGGGCCTTCTCGATAACACCCATTCTCAAGCCCCCAAGGCCTCAAAGAAGCTATTCATGTTTGCCATTGGCGCTTCGTCCTGCCACGTCCCGGCCACGCTCATTGCCATGGCAAGCGCGACCATGCCGTCGATGCGGCCCCGGCTCTTGTTCTTCGCCAGCTTGCGGTTGCCTGCCGGGTCCGGCTGCACCACCGCATTCTGTGCGCACATCGACAGGACCGGGTGGTCACCGTGTGCGATGCCGCGCGTAAGGATCGCGCTTTCCAGATCACGCAGCGCGGGCGACATGGACTTGAAGCCTTGTCCGAAATCCTCGAACAAGCAGTCGTCACCATCCAACAGTTCTTCCCGAACCCCAAGTTTTGCCAGCCACGGCTTCAAGTATTTGAACTGCCAGCGGTCGAACGCGATCTTGCGCACATCATATCGGTCAAACACTGACTTCATGTGCGCCGCGACAAACTCGTATTCGATAGCCCTGCCTGGCGTAGTGCTCAGGTATCCCTGCTTTTCCCAAACATCGTATTCAACGCGATCAGCCTTTGAACGCTCTCGCAGCCCCTCAGACGGCAACCAGAATGTCGGGTGGACATGCCATACAGTCCTGCCTTCATCCGACACGGGTGAAACCAACACTAACGCCGTCAGGTCGTTCGCGGCGGAAAGGTCAAGTCCACCATAAACCACAGCGCCCTCTTCAAGATCCGAAACTGGGAACGCGCATTCCTCCCAGACCTTCCGGCTAATGAATGGCGCGGTCGCCTCAATCCTCTGGTTCAGATACAGCCAGCGAAAGCTGTTTTCCTCGCTCGGCAGACGGTCCGCCCGCGCCGCCAGATCCTCAAGATCGGTGACGCTGCGAAACTCGCCCATCGCCGGGTTAGCGGCCCGCCATGCCTCACGGTCCAGAAGGTCGCAATCCTGCGGCGCGGTGTAGACGTGCGACACGATCCGTGGATCTTCGCTGCTTTCCGCGTCGTCAATCCACCGGCTGAACAAGTCATTGTCCGTAGCCGCCTGCGTGCTGATCGCAATCAGCAGCGGGTTTTCGTGAGCGCCCTGCGACGTGGTGATGGCCTCCACGAAGTCGCTGTGCGGCCCTTTGATCTGCCCCACCTCGTCCAGGATCGCCAGCACCGGGGAAAGCCCGTGCGCCGTGCCAGCCTCTGCCGAAATCGCCCGGTATTCCGTATTCATCCGAACGCCGATGATCTGCTTTTGCGACGGCACGATGCGCGTCACGTCCTTGCGCCGAAGATCAGGATCAAGCCCGATCATCTTCTGCATCAACCGAAAGATTATAGACGCCTGCTCTCTTGAGAGAGCGCCGCTTATAATCTGGCTATTTAACCTAGCCTCCGGCCCCACAAGGTGAGCCAGAGTCAGAGCAGCGATTGTCGCTGACTTTCCATTTTTCCTTCCAACCGAGAGATAAGCTCGGCTTGTTCCATTCGGATTTGAATAGACTTCGCGTATAAATCTCTTCTGAAACTCCATAAGCCTGAGAGGCTTACCGACATGCTTCCCCTCTGGGACACGGCAATATCTCTCAATGAACGCGATTACTCTCTCACCTCTTGTCACAGATGGAATATCCTTTGACATGCGGCGCATATCCTCTAGCGGCTCGGTATACAGAAGACCTTGTGACGCCGAGGATGGCCGCCAATTCTGAGGTGCTGCCTATTATCTCGTTGCCGTCCGAAGATCTGACAAACTTATATTCTTTCGCCCAGACACGCGGCTTCTTGCTGCCGATAATGTGCCACCCTCGCCACCCGGACCTTGCCCCGCTAGCTACTGCCGCAAACGGCCTTGAATCCCCGCCATTGAGGTTCTTTCCCATTTCCCAAGCAGTAGACCTAACTTCTTCACCAGTCTCAGAATTTACAAACGTAAACTCCTCGGAGATATATGCGCCACTGAACCGACCGGATCGCCTTGAACGGTCAAACGCCCAATCTGAATTCTCCAGCAAACACCATCCAGACGCCGAGAACCTTTTCCCCATGCAAAGCGAGCTAACGCCGGTATTGGAAATATACCCAAGCTTGACCATTGCCGACTGGCGCGCGACCATCAAAAGTCCGTCACTCTCCCTAAAGAAAGGATAAACCTTTTTATCCCTTATGTATCCGCGAAGCATCTTCCCAGCTGCTGTAGCTTTTTCCGTCTTAACTCGATCAATGCTTGACGCGACATCAATGCTCATCGCCCATCCAAACGACGATGACACTTCCCCCCTCACTAGCGGGTCTCTGTTGACGCTTGGTATTCCAGTAAACGAAGAAAACGCGATCCGCGTTCCAGTGAATTTACCGCCGTCCTTGTGAAAGAACGTGTAGATTGTCAAATCAGCGTTTGCAGCGGCCTCTCCACGACTGGCCTCAGCCCATTGGCGACGAACAAGCGCGAAAACCTTCCTGTGGCGAACAAGGCCGCGCCGAACATCTTCAGGTCTGCGCCCGCTTTTCCTCGCACCTGCGAGAATCATACATGCAGCCCACGCCTTCGCGCTGTTTGTCGCCTTTGCCAGCAGCAGGTGCGCGAAGAAGTGATCCTCCGGCGTCAGCTTCACAAGGTTCTCGCGGTCATCTGAACCGCCAAGTGACCTTGGCACGATGTGGTGTTTTTCCGTGTAGCCTTCGTGCGTATGCTCGATAGCCTTGCGCGATGCAATGAATGCGCTGTAAATTCTCTGGTAGTCCAATGCCTGTCACCTCAGGTTGCGGGTTAGAAGCCGGTTCGCGTTACAGCGCGTTCCGGCTTTGTCAATTCATCCCGGCTAGCAGGTCGTCGCCGTCTCCCTCGTATTCCTTCGCAATCGCCCGGCGCTTGCCAGTATCCCGCGCCTCGCCACCTTGCGCGCGCGCATGCAACTGCAAGCTGCGGCGATAGGACAGGATGATTGACGCATTCATCTGGATTACCGTCTTGCGCGGGTTCACCACGGGCGTTCCGCGATCCGTCGCAAGGATCGGCCCCTCGACACGCATCAAGCGTTGGTCTTTCTCAAGGTCCGCCATCGTCCGCGCCAGCATCGCCGCAAGCTCAAGCTGGTGTGCCGTCCATTCCGACCGCGCAAACTCGTCGATCACGCTCGCGAAGAACGGAAGATCCTCAGCCGACAGCGGAACATTCGACGGCGGGCTGATCTGCACCTGTGAAGCCTGAGCCGCAGCAACCGCACCGGCTGCCGTGTCAATCCTCGGTCGTCTCGCCATGGCCTACCTATGCGCCCCAAGCATGCCGGGGCGAAAAACTGTGTTAGCAGAAAACGTCAGTGAGGGTCGCCGGTCCGCTTGCCGTCAGCCCCAGAGTTTGGATGGCCCCCACCCATGCGCTGGCCGCATATCGTGCTGCGGCGCAGCGTCACCGCCATGCCCTCACCACCTCGACTTGCCTTGCGACTGCGTACGCCCTTGCCGGGTCTGCCTTGATCCGCCGGATGCACTCGGCCGCGCCTGTCTGCATGACGTGCAGCCGTGCCCTTTGACCTAGTGCCCTCATCCATCCTGTCCGCTCGTCCGGTGTCTTGCCGGTGATGATCAGGATGACGCGGCCACCTCGCCTTGCGTGCAACCCCATCAGGATTGCGTCACGCTGGTCTAGTGCCTTGCCTATGGTGGGTAGATCGCCGGTCCAACGCTGTCCGCAGATGCTCTGGACGATATCGTCCAGGTCTATGATCGTGTCGCCTTGCCGCGCTATGGCGTGGGCGTGTGTTGTCTTGCCTGAGCCGGGCGGGCCTGCGATCAGGATCACCGGCACAGCGCTTGGCTTCATGCCCTCGGGGATACCGTATGCTGCCCGCCTGCTTTCCCACGTCTTGCCCTGTGCGCCCTCGCCTGCGCTCTTGGCGCGGTGGCATGGTGTGCATATGGCTTGCAGGTTGTCGGGGTCGTCTGTGCCGCCCTTGGCCTTGGGAATGCGGTGGTCTACCTCAGTGGCGGGTGTTGGCCTGCCCTCGGCCTTGCAGACTTGGCAGAGGTGGTTATCTCGGGCGAGGATGGCTAGGCGCAGGCGATCCCAGCGTGAATCATAACCTCTTTGGTGCCGTGTGCCGCGCTGGCCTTTCCATCCGCCGGGCGTTTTGGGCATGTCAGCCCTTGGTGGCCTTCCGCAGCGCTGAGGCCAGAACCATATCGGCCAGCCACTTCGGGCGGATGCTGAACAGATGCTTGCTGCACATCACGCCGTCGATCTCCTGCCGCCCGAATACGATGATGCCATAGGGGATGCGATTGAGGCGGTAGAGGTAGACGCG